AGCTTCTTCAATATCTTCTGGTATAAAAATAAAATTAGATTGAAAGTGGGTACTTCCACTAATCAGTTCACTCATTGTAGGGCACATGTCGTAAGTGTATATTTTCTTTGCACCCTTTTCTTTTGCGAAAGGTACTGAATAAAACCCAAAGCCAGAGTTAAAAATATTTACACTTTTATCTATTAGATCTATTTTACTAGCCCACCATTTTTGTATCTTGAATTCTGTCAATGAAATCTGATTACTTATACTTGGCCACATATAAGGGTGATGCCATCTTGTTTCATCAACGATTCTTTGAATTCGTATTACGTCATCTTCTTCTATTAGATACATATCTTTTTTTCTCTTCTGATGTTAATCCTTCTAATATATGTATAACAGGTGGTTCATAGTCATAATCAGGATGTCCATGTATTCTATGAGTTGTAATTACACCTTCTCGAAAATAATTAAAATGATCTTTCATTGGTGTGTACGGACCAAAATGATGAAACATAAACGTATCTATTCCTCTATACGTGAAGAATGCTTTATCTGCATTTTTCTTTAAAAAATTATATATTGATCTATTTTGACCAGGTTTCCATAACATCACTGAACTATTATACAGAGGACAATGCGATATATTATACAATCGTTTCCATTCTTCTGGTTTGTATTCAGCCCAATAGTTCCAAGTCATGTAAGGTTTATCGTTTGGAAGTTCGAAGAAATATGCTATGTCATCAGTAACGTCAACGTCAAGATCAAGATATAATACCTTATCATCTTTATCAAACTTTTCATCTAGATTAAATAATTGAATCTTATTTGAATGAGGAAGACCACCTTGATCCCAATAGTCATATTCATCTTTTTGATACTGATACTTATCGAACTCATCACTAAACTCTGTAAAACATAAAAAATCAAAAGAAATCGAACTTTTTTCCTTTACATTATTATATAATTGTGTTATAGTATTATCATCATAATTACCCCACTTGGCGCATATTACTCTAAGCATCCAATCACCATGTGTTTATCATTTATTGTATCTTTAAAAAAGATATTCATACTAGGTAATGTCTCTATAAAATCATCTAATGTTTCACATATATTTATGTTTCCATTACCAGTGGTTCCTGGACCTTTATACTTTAAACTTGATCCACAAAAAACAAACACGCAATCACTAGGATACTCTTCTTTTTTTATGGCTTCTTTCATGTGATAATATTTTTCACAGTTAAAATTAATATGAAGCCCCACATCTTTTATTAGATAATCTTTATCAAGAACGCAGTCTAAAGTTTTTCCTAATATTTTAATATCTTCTTTAACATAGTCAGTCAGTCTCCAATTTATTTTTCGTATTTCTTCATCGAGTTCATACAACCAAATAGTTTTTATACCGAGCTTTGACCAAAAACGAGCGTCATAAAAACAATATCCAGCAGAAACTATATTAGTTTTTGAGAAGTCATAAGCTTCATGCAAATTTAATTCTAGTAATTTTTTATAGCACCATTTCTTATATACATCACAATTGTAAATCGAGTCTTTACCATCTCTAATTGCTTCATACACTTCTTTTTCTCTATGAGGATAAACATCAGTTACAAACTTTATTGCGCCATCATATGCTTCAAACATTTTCATGCTAAGAACGGGTTCATCAAGTACGTTATGAAGTACCTGCCACATCATGTCATATGTCTTAAACATTTTTAATCCAGACATTTTATTTTTTCTTCAATAGTTGTACCAGACATAGTTTCAATAATTCCATTTTTTGATATAATATCTCTATCAAAAGGAGTAAAGAAATTTTTGTGTTTAGAATTATAAGCCCACGGTCCAAATCTATGAAATAACCAATTGTCTAGCATTCCAAATTGATAATAAGATCCATTGAGCTTTAAAATTTCTTGCCAAACACTTTCACAAGTCTCTGGTTTCCATAATATTACTGAACTATTATACAATGGATGAGCTCTGGTAGTATACGAGTGTTGCCATTTGTTATTGTCATAAGCATCCCAATCAAAACCAATCATTGGTTTTTCTACTGGTAAATTAAAAAAGTAAGCAAGATCTCCTTTAATATTTGAATCTAAGTCTATATACAATAATTTATCTTCCCAATCAAAATATTCTCTATCATATCTAAACATTAATAATTTTTGCCAGTGTGTTAGTCCCCCAAGATCTTCTCTTAAAAAATTATTTTGAATCGAGGTAGATTCTTCAACATCATCTTTTCCTCTATAATAAGTTCTTTGAGCCCAATCCATCCTGTCATAAGCCTCACCGGCGTAACAATGATTCATAGTTAAAAATTCATAAGGCACTGAACAATTATTTTTTACTTGTTCTTCTAATCTTGCGACGTGATCTTTAGTATATCTCTTACCCCATCTTAAATAAATTACTTTATTCGCCACTCAAGACTTCTCCTATTATTCCAATTACAGAATACATGTTTTTTGCTTTTTGTATTTTATTTTTGATATCTTGATCAGCGTCTTTTATTACAGGTAATGATAGTACTTTGACTTTAAAGGGAAACAAATATTTAACGTCAGTTGAATTTTCTTCTAGAAATCTTAACACTTGATAAGCATCAGTAACTGGTTCTGTTTCTTCTTTAATCTTTTTATCTAATGCTCTTCGTAATCGAGCTTCAGGCTTCCAACTTCGTATGTCATGGGAATTGTTCCACTTTCGCTCTAACTCTTCTAGAGGATACAACCTAATAATCTCTTGGAAGTCTGGATGACTCCAATTAACTGGTATGTTGTAAGGAATGTTTTGTCCTGATTCGTTTTTATAGATAACTTCTATCTGATTTTTTTTATTATCTATAAAATAAGCGTTTACATGAGTTTCTGAAAAAATTGCCATAATATATCCATAATAATTATTCTCTTCTTATTTTTAATTTATATGTTTTTACAACAGCTGGTAGTCCCACACCCGGGGCGCCTCCAGAGTCGCCATAAGCTCCATAAGGTAGTGCTTGAAAATAACCTGTAACACTATTACTAAATATTTTTTGATTTTGTAAAGCTTTATCCGTTATAGCAGTACCAACTTGATTTCCAGAAAAATTATTTGCTGAGTCAATTGCATATCTCAATTTATATCCATGACTATCAAAAGCTTCAGTATAATTTAATGATGTTAACAGATAGTGATCTAAAACATTACTATCCATTTCTTTTAGTCTAATATTAGGAGTAGTTCCACTTCCACCAGAATCAGGATCAATTCTCAACATCGGAAAATAATTAGAATCGTGAAGAGGAGCTAGTCCTGAGTCTGTAGGTACTCTGCCAAGATAATATTTTGCTTCAATAAATGGCTGATCACTGTCTTCTGGAAGACTTAAATTTCCTGTTAAACCACCTGCGTATGTATTAGCATCAAAGATTGTGTCAATAAAAACAGGAACAGTACTTATCACTCCGGATGCAGTACTATCTTGAGTAATAAAATAAACCCCTTGACGATTATTTCCAGTAGTTCCATCAACAAGATCATTAATAACAGGTCTTATAAAAGTATCTCTAAAATCAGAGTCAGTCATTGATCTGATTTTCATGTTTAAAGCGTTTCCATCACTTTCATAATAAATTGGATAATCTATTTTCGTTGGATCATTAATGTATCCTTCACCATCAACGCTGTCAAATATTCTTTGAAATGTTATTGAGTTTGTCGTAACTGAACCGGCGCCTGCCGAGTCAGTTTCGGATATAGTACCTCCCACCTTACGTGTATCAACCATGCTACTTAATGTGCCACCGGTGTTGACAACACTCAATCGAATACCTTGATCTCTTCCATGATTAACTATCACTCTATTTCTTACAAGAGCAATATCAGAGTCACTCATTTCATGAAGTGCATCACCTTTAATTACTAGTGGTCTTCTAAAAGCCATAATTAATCTCCAGAATCAGAGAAACCAAAAATCCTTTTTACTAATGATCCATCAGATTTCAATATACTAAGTTGAACTGTTCTCACCGTCGCGACGGTCTGCAAAGCTAAAATATCAGAATCATTGTTAGTTATTTGACTTTGCAAAGAAGTCCCGCCAGGTCCACCTATTTTATCCTCTATCGCTGAGATGTCAGAATCATTATTAGTTATTTGAAGTTGAAGACTAGCAATATCGGAATCATTATTAAAAAGCTGCGCCTGATTACTATCTACTCCAGCTTGAAGGGAAGAATCTGTCAGTCTTAAATGATTTATTGCTTGTACTAAATCAGAATCAGGTAAACTAGAATGAAGACTGTCTAGGTCTCCGACGTTATACGATATAACATTAGTCTTTACTCTAAATGCATTAATTGTATCACTTAAATCTACAAAAGTTTTTCTAGCCATCGTTGTTCATCTTTTCTAATAGTTGTTTCATCATATCTTTTAACTCATTCACATCATCTTTTAACTGTGCAATTTCATCTTTTTCGGCTTCTTTAGCCTCTTTGACTTTCTTTGCTTTTTCTATTTCTTGGTCATTGGTGTTAAGTATAGCTCCAGTTTCTTCATCTTTCACCAAATCTTTTCCTATTCTTACTAATTTCATATTAGACTCCTAAAGCTATTGCTCTTAAATCTTTTATAATGGGAACTAAACTTGAGTTACTTGTTCTCATCACGATCTTAAGTTGAAATGTTGTAAACGGTAGTAATGAACCATTATCACCACCTATTAAGTATGTATACTCTCTAAATACGTCTTTATTTTCATCACTTGAAACACTTGCAGCTTTAGATGCTAACGTCCAAGAAATGTTATCTAGTAACTGATCTTCTGTTATTGCTTTATAATAAAGGTCAAAGTCTGCAACTGAAGGCCTATTGGCACTTAATAAGACTTTCAATCCTACAGCATCAGATAATAGCGTTACTGGTTTAGTTACATGTTTAGATAAATGCGTACCGGCAGTTTTATCTGTTTCAGCTACATAAGGATACGGAACATTAAATCCTGCAGCAGCACTGTTAGCTTGATTATCAATTCTATTTCCTACGAGTATTAATGAACTTCTTTGTAGATCAATAATTGGTGAAACATAGTTGTTGTCAGAAGACATTGTAACTTTCATTTGAGCTGATTTAGTCGCTTTTGCAGCATAGGTAACAACTCTTGGTGATGCTAAGAAATTATTATCTTTTAATGTAACATCAGAATAAGATGTGTCCTTAGTGTAAGGTGTTTCAGCTCCTGCCAATGACTTACCCGTTGTTTGTTTCATTTGAGCAACTATATTAGTGTTCTGTGGAATAAGATTTTCAACGTATGGTACTATCAGGTCATATTGATAGTTGACAGTTGAAGTGACATCTAAACCACCACCTGAAACAGTAGAAGTTGCTGCTCCACCTGCATGGAAGAAATAACAATCACCAGACACTGCTGTTATAGTAACTGTTTGGCTCGCCCCGAAAGCAAGTCCACCTATCGTCCCCATGTTCTTTAATACAACTGAATCACCTACGTTCAATCCGTGATTCTTCATATTAACTTTTACTGCAACGGATCCCGATGTTACATCAATTGGATTACCTGGAAGTAATCTCTCTGGTAGTGTGGCATTATTTAATATTGCTGTATGATTTCCAGTTGTAAATTTACATCTGTTAATTCTAAACTTAAGATCCATATCATAAACAGGTTCCCACTTATAAGTATTTTGTGGAAGATAAAGAGCACCTATAATAGTTCTTTTCGAAACTCTCTCTTGAGTTGATCCAACGATAAGATCACCAGTTTTTCCAGCCCAGATTTGATAGTCTTTACTATCAGATTGTACAGCAATGACATATTCTGTAAATGAATCAAGAAATAAAGGTTCATCAAATTGAAATGATGTCGACGTTGCACCGGTATCAGAAATATTAACTGATGCAGGTGATAGATATTTTGTAGATCCCGGAACTATAACTTCTCTTGAAGGGACACCATTTATTATTGGCATAATCTGAACCCATACAGGTAAGTCAGCATCTTTCGCTTTAAAGAAAAGATCTATCGATGATACAAACATTCCAGTTTCATTATTAACAAAGAATGACTGTGCAAGTGGATCGATTCTTCCTCTAGTATCAGAAGTTCCGATAACTCTATCTGATAAAATATTTGTGTCTGATCCTAAAACAGATATGTGTCTTGTTGATATAACGTTAGTTCTGTTTCTTTCAATAGTTCCTGCTGAGTTATATAAAGCAACGGCTCTTGTCGAAGCGTTAGTTTCATCTGATGTTGTGATGTCAAGTAGTTTAAACTCTCTTACACCTGCTCTAAAACTTATTTGTGGTGTATTTGGAATAAAAAACGTTCCAGAAACTTTTCCTTCAGCGTCTGTCGTTAAGTTCGTACTTCCTGATGGATGTGTAGTTGCCGCTTGTTGAGTATTTCCAAACTCTGCACCGTCTGAATCAGCACCATGAAAAGAAAACGTTTCTTCTCTACAAAATGCTGATACATCAACCTCGTCAAAAAACGGAAAGACTCTCGTATTTGGTCTCATACCAATTGCTTCGAAGTGTACGAGTCTTGATCTAATGAAAGGAACAATTGCAATATCGACAACACGATCATCTATTACTTTTCTTATTGTCTCAGAAGATACAACTCTATTGACAATAGTTTTTTCTACAGCCTCTAGACCACTGTTTAACAATTGAGAAGTATGATGACCAAATGATCTACTATTTGTACCTTCGTGTGTTTCTTCTTCAGTTACAGTTCCATCAAAACTTGTTCCTATCCAATTCCATTTCCAACTTTCCCAAAGTGTATTTTCATCTTTTGAAAGAGTACTAGCACCAGAAATAGATTTTGTTCCAGACTTAAATTTATCTCTAAAATCATCTGAAGATGGTGATAACTTAATATGCCCATTAAATTGAAATATATCGAATGAGTTTATGTCTATAGCCTTTGAAACTTGAAGTTGTTCAATTTCAGCAGAATCGATAAAGTTGACATAAACATTATCACCTTTTCTTATAACACCAGATGTGTCAGTATCATCAGAGTCATAGACTAACGCAATATTATTTTCATAATATGCAGGATGTAGTGAATGATCTTTTGGATCTATTGAAGCGCTATATTGAGAGCTAGCAATTGCTGCCTGACCTTGATCTTTAAAGTTATCTACAGAAAATCCGACTTTAACTCTTTCGTTTCCAGACGAATCAGTTACTGATAACTTATTAGTATCAAGTTCAAGTATACTAAGACTATGAAGTTCTTCTATTCTTTCAACTCTTTTTTCAATCTTTCCAATGTCCTTCATCGTGAAGCCTTTTGCTTCGATTAAGTCATATGATACGTCTTCACCGTTAAGAGTATTCGCACCCATTTTTACTCTATATAGTTCTAGTGAATTCGTTGGTGTTTCTGGAAATTTTGGAGTTAGAGATGAAGATCCTTGTATGACCTTGACATCACCTGTTTCTGTAATTGTGATCTTATCATTTCTTGGTTTAAAATAAGTATTATCTGAAGTTAAAGTCGATGTATTCTTTGGAAGACCAATAATTCTGTGACCGGAACCTGTAAACCCACCGTTAACATCTTTAGATGGTCTAAAGTCATAAACATCTCTAAGTTTAATTACTTCACCGGTTTTAGAAGTAAACTCTGGGATGTTAGAATACGATGTAGTGTTGTAAGAGTTAACGTTATAAAAGTCACCAGTAGTTGTATGAACATAATGTTGACACACTACAACTATAGATCCAGGATTAGAAAATTCACTTTTAAGAACAACCTTTCCTTGCTGGTAGTAAGCATCTCTTTGTCCGTTATCAAGATCATACATGTGAGAAACATCTGTTCCACCGGCGCTATCTTTATTAATAGAAGTAATACTGATTATGTCATTCGCGCCAAGTGCTAGAGCTGTAATTGAGTTACCCATTCCGTCTGATTCAACTGCCGCAGATCCGGTGACTGTTCTTGCAGTAATTGACTTACCTTTCGCTCCAGCAGAAGCTTTGTTAACATAACCAAAAACTGTTATTTGTTTACTTGGCATATTAGTACTAACACTAGAAGCAGCAGTAGCATTTCCAGTAGGAATACTTGGCATTGTAATCTCAGGACCACTATCTGACCTAAAAGCTAACCAATCAGAAGTCAATGTAAAAGTTTCACCCGGCGCGGTCAAGTTGACACCAAGGTTACCAACTGAATCAGTTGTCCCTGTAAATATCCTTTGAACAGCCACGTTAATGTCAGAAATTGATGAAGGTCTTACTGAAGGCAACCTGAATAATAAACTTTCATGATCAGCTTCAAAAAGTTCTGCTACAACATTACTGTTTGTATCAGTTTTTGTTTTTAATACGAATGTTTGAGTCGCAGATGTTCCTATTGTTCTTGCTGTTCTAAAGTTAGATCCTGAGTTTATATTAACATCAAACAAAAAGACTTTAAATGTTCCATCAGTAAGTTTCTCTAAAGATCTCACTCTAGCAGATCCTATTATACTTCCGGCAGGATTCGAAGCATGAGTTGATATATTTAATTTAGTATGAGCTGATATCATATCAGCACTAATCTTTGCACTAGAAGCTATAACAAAATTACCAAATCCCATAGAGACAGGTTGGTTATTAAATAATATGGTATCTGTAGATCTTGGTACATTTATTTTTGTAGGTGTTGGATTATTAACTCTGTAACCATTGACATAGGCTGTACCTTCACTCACACTAAGTTGTAAGTTAGAAGCATCTGCAGAATCATATGAAACTGTAAAAGGATCGACAATATAGTTTCCAGACTCTTCCTTCGTTCTTTGTGCTATAATATCACTTATTCTATTGTAAGAGTTTTGACCGTTGTTAGTCTCGATAATTCTAGAATTTTCTATTTTTGCAATAGGAACAAATGTTTCACCTGCCACAATAGAATCTTGAGTTACTAGTAAGAGTTTAATTCTAAATCTATCTGCTCCGGGTGCTGTTTGGTTTAATGACGCTCCTTGATTGTCAAATAAATTAACATCATCATTGACATTTACTATGTCTTGTGTAACTTTAAATCCGATGTTAACTGTTTTTGACTTATCGTACTTTGATATAATTAAAGATTGAGCATCGACACTTACAAAAAATCCTTGAACAAAGAAATCACTTGCACCGATACTAACTCTAACTCCAGCGCCTACTGCTGGATTTGAAGCAGTGTTCACAGTTTGAACTGTCATACTCGATGCACCGACATTAGATGATAACTGTTCACCTGGTGTAACTCTAATTGGTGTAGTACTTGATGTTCCTGCTATACTGTTTGTATATCTTACGTATAGAGTATTTGGATCTGAACCTGATGAAGCAAATGTATCTAATATTTTTATTATAACACCAGATGTCTGTCCAGTAAATTCTGTTCCTTTGATGTCTGTTGGAAAAGTCGCATCAGTTATTTTAATGAATTCATAGTTGCTGTTTATAACTAATCCACCAGGATTGACTGCAGCTCCTTCTTTAAATATATTCTTTCCGAATCTTTCAATTTCTTTTTGTATAATAGTCTGTAATTGTATAAGTTCTCTTGCTTGAAGAGCTCTTCTTGGATTGAATAATACTCGATGAAAACCATGGCTGTCTTGATAGTCATCTTTATACTTACTCGCAAATAAATTTTCAGTTAATGTAGTTGGCATTTATAAACTCTTAAATTTGTAAAATAATTTTTATGTCTTCGTTTTGTGATGATGATCTATCAACCGGTGTTCTATTATTTAGATATTGTAATTTAACAGAAGCAGCATTTATTAGAGGTGACACTAATGCTGAATCAATACTTCCTTGACCACTACCATTACTTTCTGTAAGAGCTTCTCCATCTAGAAAGGGTCTAAATCCAGTTTCATCAGTTTGATGATAAAATACTTTATTAGAATCAATTTTATCGACTAAAGCCTTAGCACCTGTAGTCGTACCAACTATAAGTTTGTCAGTACTAAACACTTGTGTAATTGATGAAAGTGTCAAGTGTTTTAAACAGTTACCTGTCAGACCAGAAAATGCAGAGTCAGCAATTATTTTCTGAACTCCTTTTAATATTCCTACTTGTCTGAAGTCTTGTCCTGTAATAAAATCAGAATCAGTACCTTCAACTTTACAATGTACACATATTGCAGATGTTTTTAAGTCAAACTTTGCATTCTTTCCCCAACCATCACGAGGACTTATAACTGCTCTCGCTGCAGCTCCTGTTCCACCACCACCTACTAGTGTAATCGTAGCATTACTATATCCTTGTGCGTAATCTAAAGTTGATGAATCATTTGCAAATTCTATTTTTGTGACTGTTCCTGAGTTACTATCGATAGTTGAAAAGGCAGTAAAAGAACTGTCACCATCACCTGTGATTAAAACTGTTGGAGGTGATGTGTAACCATTTCCAGCATTAGTGACGATGATTTGTGTTATTTGTTGAGCATCTGCGTTGTTTTGTATCTCAAATTGTTTTGTATGAGCACCACTAGAATTAGAATCAACAGATGTTATTATTCTTGTTGGCATAAAAGAAGCTGTCATAAACTTTCGAGCTTCATCTTCAGTTATAGTGTATAAGAATTTCCAAACATAACCGTCAGCCGTTTCAAACGCATCATTATTAGACCCACTTGGCTGAACTGTAGATGGAACAGCTACTCCTAAATTATTTCTACCACCTCTTAAACAAATATATACGCCAAAGCTTTCAGTTAAAACATAAAAAGAACTAGAACCATATCCTACTGTTCGGTCATCCCATCCTGCGTAAGTTGTTCCACTTACCCAGTTAACTCTTGGAACTACGGTAGAAACTCCTGCAACTTTTTTTACACCTTGTAAAGTATTTCGAAACTTTCTTTCTTCGTCTAAACTGTTCAAAGGTGTAGGAGCAGCATCATTGCTGTCCCATTGCTCAGACTTAGCAAATCCTATATACGTTGGATCTGCATTATCTTCTATAATTGTTACAATCTTATCTACGATAGCTAACTTTAATCTATCTGTTATTATAGCCGCCATATCATTTATCCTGTATCGTGTTAATGTTATTTATACCTATTTTATCAAAGATTAGACATATAGTTCCATGTCCTTCCATGAGAATCATATATTCCTTGATCAAACGTTTCATTAGTTCTATCAAATCGAATGTCAGTTGGAAATCCATTTATTTGATCTCTATCCATTCTCGGACTACTTGCATCTGCCAGATCAAATATTGATCTGTATACATTATCTAATGCTAGAATCGATTGATCTTTATATTTCTTTACTGTTTCACTTGGATCCATTCTTACGCTAAAGACTCTGCTCGAGCCTGGATTAGCTGATGTGTAACTTATTGAAGAATCTTTTAATCCAAAAACGTTGTTACTATTTGCAGTCCAGGTTGAAGTATTGCTATCAACTTGATTAAATTCTACTGCGTTTAAACTATCACCAGTCATTACATACGCCGTGGCACCCATATTATCTATAATAGTGATATCAGGGACATCGCTCATAACTATTCCTGCATTGTCATCAAATACTAATAATGGTAAAGTTGCACCTTTAGTAGAATCAAATATAGGAGCTAGAGCTGTAAGCTGAGTTTCTATATCTGGTTGTATTAGAACTTCATTAGAAAGAAAAAATCCTGCAGGATGTACGAACTTCTTATAAAGTTCTCCCCATAAGTTAAAAGAAAGAGGAGCTTTTAACATGATTGATAATATCTGAAAAGCGGCTCCGTCCTGTAAGATACTATAAGGATCTCCTACTAAATGATCTGAATCATTTAAAAGAAATATATCATCTTTTGGATAACTTACTTCAACATCTTCTCCAAAGAATCCTCTAAAAAAACCTTCTGCAGAGTATCGAGATCCCTTTACTCTAAAAAATCTTGCAAAGTTTCTTATAACTTCTCTTGGACTATTAAAGAAAGATTGTGACATTCCGTGACCAAGTTCACGAAACATATTGTCCAAATGCTGCAATGAAGAAGCTTCAACATCACGTATTGTATAGAGATCTTGAATTAACGCACCAAAACTATCACCACTATCTAAAAACTCATAGTAAGATTCTAAAAATGTTATTAAGTTTGGATAGTCAGTAGTAAAATGTTCGGGTAGAACCTCTTTCACCATATTACGATGAAAAGTTACATCAAGCCTTCCATAATCTGTTAAAGTTCTTTCGACCATTATAGTGTTACTCTTACGCCTTGTCTGTCGATAGTATGACTAACTATTATTTTAGATGGATCAAGTTTAAAAACAAAGTTTCTTAACATTGCAACTGTAGCTTGATCTTGTGGAACTGCTGAAAATTTAAGAAAATTTACTCCTGCATTTATTAGACTCAAGTTAAAATTATTCAAACTTAATACACCTGTAGATGGAACATAAGAACCTATATTATCAGTAACAACAGCATCATTATCGTCTACATTAATTATTTGTAAAATAAGTGAACCAGCTTTGTTTACTACTTTACACTTTCCGTTCACTCCGGTCACATCAAACGTTGATGACTCAACATTAACTTTTTCAGATCCTTCACTAAGTATAGGCATTGGAAAAGTTACAGTATATGAAGTTGGTTCATTCAACACAGGAACTAATCTTACCTGTACTTTTACATCTATTTTTGAGTTTAATATTCCAGCATCGATCTCGTCTATTTCAGTTAAAAGATTAGATCTTCTAAACGTTTTTGTAAATCCGTTTATTTTTGTACTGATGTGATTAGTAATAATATCTCTTGTATTATTTTCTAAAGTCTGTGGAGATTTTGAAGTTAGATCCGGATTCACTGTTATTGTAGTACCTAACTCTAGAAATGTTTCGATTGGATCAACAAACACTGGAGTAATCGACATCACTGAAAGATTATCAGAAAAGTTTGTCTTGATAGAATTTTTAATAACAGTCTTTGCTGCATCTGAAAGACCAGCATTAAAATCAAGACCGATATAAACTTTTCCGTAAGCTATTGGAACATTATCCTGGCCACCCCAAACTGATATATCAGAAACTGTAGGAAAGTTTGATGATATCGTCGCTTTGTAATCATCAGGAGTAACTAATCTCTGTTGAGCAGCAAAAGCAGAAGGAGCATTTTGTCTTATTGATTCTATACCTTGTCTGTCGGCTCCACCTGCAGAATTTGCCTGAGGAACGATTGCTACTGTATAAGCAGTTCCTCCTATAGTATATGCTGCAGTCGTTGTAAATGATTTGCAACCGTTGGCTGTATCTCCTACTGTTCTAGAATATGTAACAACAATTCTACTTCCAGCCTCTGGTGTTTTTCCAAAAGTTACACCATCTCCAAAATTTAATTCGTATGCTCCATTGGGTGCTTCTCTTAACGTATAATAAGTAGAAGTAGAATTTACTGTTATAGCTTTGCTTAGAGGCGTGTATTCTACATTTTGATCTGATGTCGGTGAATCAAATACTCTAACGACAGCACTGTTTGTATCAATATCAGAATCAGGAATAATGTAAATTTGTCTATCAGTTTTTTGACCAACAAAAAACGTTTTAGTTATAGTTGTTCCTTCAAACGCTGTGACACCATTTGTGCCGTCCGCATCTTTAAATGTATATAATCCAGTTCCATCATCACTTGCAGTATAACTTTCTCTTGTAATAAAATTATGATTGCCTTCTTCATTGGTTCCAGTGAAAATCGTACCTATTGGTAGTGTGTATGTTTGTGCTCTTCCAGAGACTCCGGTTAAATTTAAAGTTGCATCAAATGTTACTTGTGAAGAAGTTTTAGATCTTATGTCATAACCTAGAGATTCTGCATGAGAAACTAATGATGATCTCAGTTGAGCTGTATGTATGAAAGATTCATTCGTTGCTAAGTTTGCTATTAAACCATTAAAATGAGTATTATGTGCCAAAACATCTAGTAAATTTGATAAGCCTGCACCATCAAAATCATAGTCTGCAAATTCAGTTTTCTTCTTTAAGAATTCTTTTAATGAAGTCTTAATATTATTGAAGTCTAGAGCGGTTGATTGAATATTTGTCGCCATTTATCTTAACCTCGCAATTGTAGTGTTTATAAGTTCAGGTTCTGTCATGTTGCCAACTTTAAATTGAATAGTTACAGATAAAGAGTTTTGATCTGGTTGTGCAACTACCTTTGTAGTGACTTCCCTTGCTCTTGGTTCGTATACTCTTATTGATTCTGTTATTCTTTCTTCAACTTCAAATTCTAAACCTTCATCAGCTAGTTCAAATAATATGTTTCCAAGATTAGCACCAAACTCTGGTTGAAAAGGTTTTTCTAGTCTTCCAGTTCTTACTATATTCTTCACAGATTGTTTTACAGCCGCTGCATCGATCTTCTTAAATATATCACCTGATATTTTATTGGCAAAAAGCAAGTCGATATCAGAATACTTCTTGTTACGACTCGTAAGTAAAGATGAGTTCTGATTTCCGTCTTCTACTGAAAATGCTTTTGTAACCATTTTATCCTCTATAATTATCCATATTTATATAGTTATGACAGTATTTCAACCAAATCAGAAGAACTCTGAATTTCAGAATTGAATGTTGTTTCTAACTTCATATCATACTGAGTTCTGTAAGATTCTGGCATGGTTGGAACCTCTACCAAAAGTTGTCCATGTAATGTTTTATCTGGATTGAACTTGTCAAATGCTAACGTCAGTTTATTATAACTAAATCCATCTTTCAAAAATTCTGCAAAATCAAATAATTTATCTAATGCAATCTGGCCATTTTGTGAGTAAACTTCATAGGCAACTGCTCTACCATCTTGTGCTAAATCGTTAAAGCTTTTCGGAGTCGGTGTTTCTCCAGGACCTGGTTGATATATTCCTTCAGCAACTACTAAATTAAATCCTTTGAATAAACTTAAATGTCTAAATATTTCTATTACATGCGCTTGAATTAATAAGTTTCTTGCTATCTGTTTTCTTTTTGAAGTATCTACAATATGATTAAGAGTTGTCTTTTCTCCAACACCACCAGTAAATTTAGAGATCGGTATTCCTTTTCCTAATAATGTAGTATGTTTTATTTCGGAAAGATTGTTTGGATTAAATCGAGCATCTACAGAGAATGTTAAAGTTTTCGGTCTAGAAGCTGCATCAGATGGTTTATACTTATTTTCAACTACAGATCTTCCTGTTTGACCAATTATGTCGTGGCCCATTCTTGGTGTAGTGTTCTTTCCTTTGACTTTTTCAATTTGACCAGGAACAGCAGAAGCAAATCCAGACGATAGAACACCGCTAGCTACTCTATCAGCAACAAAATTTGTATTTTGTAGATTCTTTTTATCTTTGAGTTTAGATCTTGTTTCTCTAGTGTTTGTTTCTCCAGTTGTTACACCACCTGACGTAACAGTTTTATCATGAAAGTTTTTAATCTCATTGTTTTCGTCTATACTTACTTTCTTTGGACCCATCTCATTATTAGTTAACAAGTCAGTAATTTCTGAACTCGTAGGTTTTTGTGTCTCTGTATTATCGGCAGCTTCAGTATTAATCTGAACACTTGGAATTTGTACTACACCAATACCACCAGCCACAGAAGCATTAACTGCAAAGTTTGCAGTTCCGTTTAGCGATCCATGAAATGTTGTAGCGTATGCTGATACAAAACTCGCAGTCGGAGCGTGTATAGTGTTTTCAAGATACATGTTCTTTCCATAATGAATCATGTTTTGTCCACCTATAGTTCCTTGTGCACCAATGACAGAAAGATCGGTTGCTGCAACATTTACTTTCGGACTAGTCATGTTAATTTCTGATTCAGAGTTGAATAAAGTCTCTGCTCCGTGATTATAATCTGCTCTTCCTTTTACCATTTGTTGATAAGTTCCTTTTATAAAGTTACCAACATTTGATAGATGTGTGTTTATTGTTTGACCAATAACAGTAACTGACTTTGACTTTAAAACAACCTCACCCATTATTCCATGAATTTTTTTTCTATAAGAACCAATGACATCAACTATCCAGTTACCTTTTACTTTAAGATTATAATTGCCGCCTACAGTTAGATTATAATCTCCAGAAACATTCATATTCAAATTTCCATAGTAAGAAACATTACCATCGCCTTCTACAACAAGCCTGTGATCTTCTTCAACGATATCAATTCTATTTTGTTTAGCATTGATTATTATACTTCCATCTGACTTGATGTCTATACCAGCGCCAGTGTTGTGTCTTATCAATATTCTTTCACCGCCTGGCGTATCATTTATTTCGATAATATGACCAGAAACAGATTCGTTAACTGAAGCCATAGGATACTGAGTAGCAACTTTTTGAGTAAGATCGGTATCGACACCAGGTATACCGTTTCTTAAATCGAGTTCATTAATATTATCACCTCTGGCTACTTTATTGACCGAAGATTGATCATGATATTCACCACGAGGAAACTGACCAGTAGGATCATTAAACGCATCTTCAGGTCGGCCTTCAGCATTGACAGCACCTTCACCTTTGTCTTGTATACGTAGTTCTAATTCATTATTTTCTGTTGTCATTGTTTTATCCTACTATACTTGCGATCTGAGATGGAGTAGCCGGTCCATCATTTGGATTTGTTACATTTCTTTTTCCAAATCTTGCTTCAACGTATGTACCGACGTCAAATCCCGGATCAACTTTATTGTTGTCAAAGTCTTGATGGCCGAATACTTGCCCTCCAGGATATATCATAAAGAATCCTTTTAAGAACATATCTAAAGTTTTATATTGTGCAGGCGTAATAGATTCAGAACTGATATATCTGTTTGGATTAGAAGTTCCAGATGGACAGTTATAACCTGCTACAAAAGCGATTCCTATACTAAACTTATTATGTCCTGCGGCTTTCGCATGAGCACCTTGTAAACGAACAGGTCGTCCTCTTTCTAAATCACCATTTCTTTTAATAACATAATGATAACTACAACCTTTAAATCCTCTCTTAAGTGCTATATTATGAAGTTCTTTCGCACCAACGTGTCCTTGATCGTTAAAATGTGCACTCCAATGAACTATTACTTCTGTTATATCTCTTGATAAGTTTCTTAAGTCAGCAACTAGCTCTTCTATAGAATTAACTTTTTCAAAATTATATCCACCACTGGATGTATCAGTCGAAGATCCGTCCCATTTATTTCCTATAGTCGCAAGATCTCTAGTCTTTCGAGTTGAAGTTCCCATCTTTTTTAATGACGAAGATTTAATATCGATCGCATCAGCGGCTGATGGTGTCACTTTTACTATTGAAGATTCAATATTAGGTATGTCTGCATTTACATTTTCTCTTTCAGTTGCAGAAGTAACAATCTTTATTACT